GTATTCAACGCATACTTTACCAAACTAGCAGTGACCACATCAGTCTTGAATGTGGGTGCAGATGCACATTGACTGTACTTCTTGTAGATTTTTTCGAGTTGCGTACAATCATCCAAGTCACCCCCAATCACATGAAAGAATGGGTTCTTGAAATCGTGTTCGGCATTCTTTTCTGTCAAGAATTCTGGGTTGTATACGATACGAAGATCCGAATACCGACCCACCATCTCTTTCAAGTATTTCGGAGTAACGGTACTCTTGATGACGATCAGCCCCTCGAATGTCTCTTTACGCAGATCATCCAATACACTGTAAAGGATTGTCGGGTCAACATCATTTAACTTGTCTCTACTTGGGGTTGGCACGCAAATGAATGTTGCGTCTGCCTTTTGTACACTCAGTTCATGAATAGAAAATGACTCTGCACCCAACTTAGGGTCAACCGGAAGTTGGGTAGTCTGACCATTCGTAAACCCACGAGACACGGCAGTTCCGACAAACCCCATACCAATCACACCTAATTTCAAAACATCACTCATTACACATTTTCCTTTATATCATAAAACATCTTATCAGAGTTCTCGGTAGTCACATACTTAGATTCTGTACATTCACATATCCATTCATGTGTGTTGATCAAATAGTCGGGTTTATCAGCTTGTTCATACGGTTGTGCAACGAAAGCAGGGTCGTACCAAAGAATCCGATTATTGGGCTGAATAGCATAATTGCCACAATCAAGACGGAGCATGTGACCACACTTCCAGCCCAAATCCCCAACCCCATCAGCGTGACAATTGCCCGTCCAATCGAACGTAAATAAGTAAGTAGCATTGTGAACCTCTGAGTCTTTAAGTAGTGTTCGGCATCGCTTTCTTGCGAGCAAACTGTATTCATGGACAGACACGTTATCCGAGAATGAATCCCAGAGTTGTAATGTCTCTAGTGCCATTGGTGGAGCATCCGTTTTCCATGCAAGAGCATGAATCGGAAGCCTGCCTACTTGCGCTCCACGTTCTGTCATCACATGAAAACTGGTTGCCCATCCTGCACGAGAACATGCACCAAAGACAGCGACAGGAGTAAACTCACCATGCCCCCTTTGCATATCATACAGAAACTCATTGCGAACGTATGCTTCAAAGACGGGAACATCTGCGTTGATATAGCTCATAACAAACTCCTAAACGTCCGTCGCGATTTTCACCAATATGATTACCATCCACGGACTCTTGATTCACTTTATAACAAACACGTCTATTTGTGTGAGGCTTATTTGTTGATTAGACATGTTTGCCCCATCAAGCTATCTTATATAGTCACCCTGCTTTGCGGGAAAAACCACGAACCTTCTCGAACTTGAGGGTGTTCTCGAATTTGTCCACCAAGTCTATCTTGTGGGAAATCACAAATACGTTTGTGTTCGGATTTTCGCGAACCTCGCCATTGAAATGCTCAGACTGCTTGAATAACAACTTTGCCATTACCTCATCTGCACCAATAGCATCCAACGATCCATCAAACACCTCATCCAGAATCAGCAGATTGGTACTGACACTATTCTTCAACTCGGCAATCTTTCTCCATGTGAACAGTAGTGCAAGATCAATGCGTGCCTTCTCACCTTCACTAAACGATGCATAGGTGAACTCATCAAGGTGACGTGACTTAATGGTTTCCGTAAACGTCTCATCCAATTCAAACTTAACATAGAAGTCAAGATCCCGCAGATGCTCATTGATCTGTGCATTGATGATGGGCAGATAGTTCTGAATGATCTTTGACTTGATCCCTGAGTCCTTGAGCATATCATATGCTATGTCATGTGACTTCTTCATTTGGGATAGCGCATACTTCTCTATATCAAGGTCGGCAATCGCATCTTCAAGATCCTTCAACACCTTCTCACGAGCATCAGTAGGAGAATCATTCCGAACCCGCAAGGCTGCAATCTCATCATTCAATGACGTGATGCGATCAGTCCCCGTGCGAATTCTAGATTCTTTCGTTGCGATTGTTCTTGAGAACCCATCATGGACAGCCTCCATCTTGGCGACACCCTCCATCTCTACTGCGATAGCATAAAGGGTATCATCCAACTGGTGAACCGCAACATCAATCTCTTTGCTTGTTTGGGTATGCTTTGTGATCATGCCCACGCGAAACTTCTGATCAATATCCTGCATACATGTTGGGCATGAGTCGTTGTCATCATAGAACTTCTTTTCCTTCTCGATAGCGATTTGCCTTTTGTTGAGATCGCGGAAGACATCTTCCACTGCCTTCTTCTTATTCTCTAATGGTGTTCGTTTCTCACTGATGTCCTTCTTGATGCGGGACATGTTGACCTTATCCTCAATCAACGTCATCACATCATTATCAATGTCCGCTCGAATAACATCAATCTTGGATTGCATGAGTTGGATGTCCGTCTCACGTTCCTTGATGGTGGTTTCGATGTTGGTCTTTTGAAGGCTCTTCTTTTCTTCATTCAGCCGAAGCATGGAATCATTTTCTCGCACAAGTTCCTTGAGCTTAGCCAATCTATCCCTGAGTACCACATTCATCTCAGAGAATATCTCAATATCCAAGACATCCTCGACAACCTTTCTTCGATCAGAGGGTGTCATGTTCATGAACGAGTCGTAACGAGAACCCAGAATAACAACTGAACAAAAAGACTTGTAGTTCATCTTGAGAATGGTATCCTCAAGGTTGTTCTGGAAATCCTTTACAGACGCATTCTTGTCTAATGGTTCACCATCCACCTCCACTTCAAAAACATTTGGCTTGAGTCCACGTCGGATATAATATTCCTTCTTTCCAACAGAGAACTCAAGCTCGACCATACAATCCTTTTGGTTGATGGAGTTGACGAGAGCCGGTTTGTTGATGTTGCGGTATGCTTTACCAAACAAAGAGAATGTCAACGCATCAAGAAGGGTGCTTTTTCCAGAACCATTCTTACCGATGATGAGTGTGTTTCTCGTGCTATTCAGATCGTATTCGGTAAAGGTGTTTCCTGTTGACAGGAAGTTTTTGTATTTGAGTTTGCGAAAAATAATCACGTTTCACCCCTATGATGAAATTGCTTCATTAAATAAATCACGCATGAGGTTCTTCACCTCATCCTTGTTGTCGTACTTGGTCTGATCGACATACTCGTTCAATACCTGAATCGTGCTTTTGCTTTCGATATGTTCAACTTCAACATCCGCCGCATCCGCCGCATCAGTATTGTCGATGATCTGCATGTGCCAAGGATTGACCGACTCCAACTCTTGCACGAATTTGGTATACTCATATTGATCGTCGATTTGATTAATAATAAGTTTCACTGCTTTGTTCTCATACTGTGATACATCCACATCCACTGACCCATCATAGACGATCTTATGGAACATCTTGTGTGGATTGGGAATGAACTCAAGATCGTGTGTGTCGGTGTCAAGAACATGAAACCCACGATCCTCGCCATGATCAATCCATGTCTGCTCGAATGGCGAACCAAGATACCAGATGTTGTCCGAGTGTGAGCGTTTGTGGAAGTGACCACTTAACGTCATATCAAACTTGCTGAATACCTTCCGACTCATCCCCTCTGTGTTGACAAGACCCTTTGCCATCTCAAATCCTTCAAGGTTTAGATGACCAAGACAAATCTTAGCAGAAGTCTTTTCGATCTTCTCCATCGTCATTTCATGGTTTGCTTCATTGATCCAAGGAACAAACAGAAGTGGATGTTCTACACCCGGATAGAAAATTTCTTCTGGGTTACTGTACCATTGAAAAGCCCCGTCATACCATTGGGTTGGTGTCTCAAACAAACAACTCATAGAGTTGATTTCATTCGTATTTTTGAAAAATGTGTCGTGATTACCTATAATCACCTTCAAATCGAACTCAGTGGACAGAGAATTCATCAGTGACCTGAACCCTTTTAGCGTTTTATAATTTATCCACTTTCGACGATCTGTGATGTCTCCTAAGTGTATGATATTGCTAATGTTTTTCTCTCTCAAATAAGGGATAAAAACGTCATACCAGAATTTGTACTGATATTTTGCAAAAGTGTCACTATCCCCCCTGACCCCTGCATGTGTGTCAGTTACAAGTGCAATTTTCATATCTTTTCTTCCTCACTTAGATCCGATGCAAATTGTAGAATGCTGTTGCTTTTATTGGAAGTCTTTTTCTTCTTTCTCGCAGAGTCATTGTTCTTTGATTTGATCGCCTTCTTCTTTTCAATAGATTCTTCGTATGACTGAATGAATTCGCTCATGTTATCATACAACTTACTAAAACCAAGACTCGTCACATTGTTGTAATCTTCCTTGTTTGATCCAAGGCTCTCCATGATTTTGTCATTCTCTAATGATTTATATCTCACATATAACTGCTTCTTTTCCTTTTGGATGCGTCGAAGAAACGCATAGTAGATGATCTGGGTGAAATACGAAAAGGGATTCTTGGATTTTTCTGGATCAAAGTTTCTGATATACTGCACACAATTTTCTATGCCATCAGAAATCATGTCGTCCCGAAATCCATAGTTGATGAAATTTGATTTGTATGATAAATGACTCGCAATCTTCCAAAAAATAGTTCCAATTTCGTCTGGTATTTGCGGTGTTGGATCTCCTGCTTCTTCTGCCTCAAGCAATCTTTCACGGTACACAATCATGTGCTGCAAGAATTGCTTATTGTCAACATAATGGTCTGGCTTTCGTTTTTCCACCACTACCTCCCAAGTTCTACATTATATGTTTTAACTTTGAACTTCTCTGATTTGTATATTGCATAACGCTCTTGGTAATGCTTCAGAGAAAAGTTCTTGGTCTTCCTTCCATTACTCAAATCATCTACTAGATCATATAATATCGCCTCCTCATCATCCACTCGTCGCAATGCACGACCAATACTTTGCAGCGTTCTCACTCTGGATTTTCCGGGGTGAGTGAATACCACATTATGCAATCGCTTGATGTTGATACCCTGTGAGTATACACCAGATGATGCAATAATGATAGCATTTTCTTCGATTTCTACTGTTGCTCTGACTTGCTCCCGAGCATCTAAATCTGTTCCACCATGAACAAAAAAGCACTTCCTTCCTTCTTTTTTAGCGTCATTGATAAGTTGGTATAGCGGAACTCCATGCTTCTCGACATAATTAAACAGGACGAGCGTATTCCCTTTAAGGCTTAACACCAAATTCTTAATGAACTTGTTGCGTAATTCATTAGAAACCAAATAATCAATTTCTTCTTGATATCTCAGATCAGACGGAACCCTCTCTTGATGCTTCAACACAATTGCCTTGACCATAAAGTCTGCGAGAACTTTCTTGTCAATCAAATCTTTGGTCTGTGTTACCTTACGAACTGCACCCAGCAATCCTTCGACCACTAGTTTGTTTGTCAACATCCCGTCCAAGGTTCCCGTAGTTCCGAAACGATATGGGGTATCAGTCATCTTGGTCATGATGTTAGTGAGTGACTTTGCTTTGACACCATGACACTCATCCACAACAACAGTTCCAAATTGCTGAAAGAACTTCTTCGGCATTTTGTATAAGGACTGCCATGTCGAGATGATGATTGGCTTATCTGTCTCCTTTGATTTGCCTGACATAATCTCATGTATATTGTCCTTAGAGTTGAACCCATAATCAGCAAAATCCTTATTCATCTGTGCAACCAGTGATGTTGATGGTACAATGATCAAATGCTTTCGATCATGCTGCTGCATATACCATCGCATCAGAAGATAGATGATAAGACTCTTACCCGAACCCGTTGGTGACAATAGTAACATGCGTCTCTTGCGAACAGCGGAAACAAAGGCTTCTAGTTGGTAGTCTCTGGGTTCAAAGGGGAGTTTTAATGTTGCAATGAATTCCTGTGCTTCGTTGAGTGAAAAGTTTTCTTCAGAGTCGCCTTCATGAACAAGAGTATACCCCCTCTCGTTACAGAACTTTTGGATATAGGAAATCAAACCAGCATAGATTGTTTGGTCTTTGTAATTCAGGAGTCGAATTTTTCCGTCCCACTGACCCATCTTGTATGATGGATGAAATTTTGCAGAGGGAACGTTGAACGTGAAGTAGTCAGACATTTCTCGGATTGCATGGGGCTCAGAACTGACCCATAGATGTACGTCATCCTTTTTACTGACTACCACCTGACTCATTTTACTGACCACCCCCCAAGAATTTTCGCCATTCAATGGCGTTCTTGATATGCTGCGATCTCCACTTGAGGTTGTCCATAATGGAGACGAGGAGTTGGACCTTTTCGTTCTGCTCAGAAATCTGAATCAAATGGTTTACCACAATACGATCCCCCTCAACATACTTAGGAACATCTGATTTGAGAATGCGAACATCTAAAGGTTCCCAACCACGCTCATCTAAGTCCTCTTGACACATTCTTCCACTGTAATAATCAACCTTGTCGCGATACAGTATCTTGTGTGTCTCTCTCATTTTCTGTAATTGCCTTCGTTCGTCGATCAGTAACCGGACATACTTGGAATGCAATTTCGGAATCTTCAGGCTCTCATCATCAAGGGCAACATCATCAACAACACTATCCTCAGTCCACATTTGGTAAATTACTTCAATATCAGTCATTTCAATAAGATGGTTCATACTTAAATATAATCTCCGCTGTTATCCTAAAACTAAACGCCAGACACACCTCTCGGACGAGGCCATATTATAATCCCCCAGAGGAATATGTCAAGGGGGTGCCTACACTTTTTCGTAAGAATATGTGAGATATCTAAAACTAACCGAGGATTTTATTGTTTCGATGTCCCCTGATCCAGAATCGAATGCGATTTCAGATAAATTTGTGGGAAATAGGTCAACAAACTTGATAATATAGTTAACATTCATATTTGAATTCAATATAGAGAGAGATGCATCCGAATACAATTGGTCTGCCTTTTGAGATTCATACTCACCATATTCGTTCGGAAACCCAAGACCAGTCATCCAGTTGTATATTTCTCTCCAGTTCTGTAGATCCTCGTCCACCTGAAATGTGATGTTCAATGGCTCCCATGTGAGATCATTGCCGGGAACTTGTGCTTGCATGAATGGAGTGGGCTGATTGATCTCTCCCAATGAAATGCCCGGAAGGTTCACTGAGGTCATGAACCAGTTGGTGTTGGGAAGGTATTCAATATTGAAACGGAATCCAACAGGAGACAGGTAGTTGATATTGGTGGGCTGTTTATCGAATATTTTAGGCATGGGTTTCCTCCTTGTTATATTTAGGAGACTCCAAAAACAAATCGGGGAGCATCCAAAAAGGACACTCCCCAATTTATCATGTTACAACTTTAGCTTATATTACTCTGTTACACCGTTAAGGTAGTTGACAGCGAAGCCTCGGTAGTATCGGTTGTTCGTGTCGAGCGAGAATCCGCCAGCACCCGTGTCTGTGGCGAAGGGGTTAACACCAATCCCGTATCGAGTTTTAAATCCGATCTTGGGCTGGAAGTTATCCTCACCAATGGCACGAACCATCTGAAGCGGAACGTATGGGCAGTAGAACATACCTGCGTCATACGGGCTTGTTCCCTTGTAGCCAACACAGATGAAGTCATCACCAGTGTAGGAATAAGGATCAATATAGACCTTCATTCCTGCACCAATTGTACCCGCGAAGGTCGAACCCGTGTCGTCTACCGTGAGAGCAGCCGTTGGATCAAGGACACCCGCAGTCGAAAGAGCAGAAGCAACATCCGAAGAACAGATGATGAAGTTACCCTTTCCGCGTCGAGTGTTCTTTGCAATCGCATTGGCTTCTGTCTCAACTTTGTAGACAAGAGCCTTGAATCGCTCAATGAGCCATCGACCGTCGAGGACACCTGTGGAACCAGCCTGACCACTAATGTTGGCAGTGCCACGACCATCGACCGCATCAACACCAGTACATCCGAAGTACACCTTGCGAACAATCTCACGATTGATTTCAGCATTGATCTCAGTCGTAAGGATGTTAGCAAGCTCCGTCTCGGCATCAAGACCATGAATAGCCTTCAGATCCTGAGCAAGCTCGACCGAGTATTCAGCCTTGAGCGACCGCGAAACAGCTTCGACGGTAGACTTGTCAATCTGGAAGGACATGGATGGAATCTTGTTGGTAGCAGTAGTGCCAAGACTCTCGGCGAGATTAGTTGCCATACCTGTTCGATCACCAAGTAACCCCTC